GAAGATATGGTTAAAAGTACAAAATACGTATATGACCAATTATCTGAACAAATAACATTGTTAAATAAAAAGGTAGCACCATCATTAATTAAAAGAGACGGTTTTATAATAATAGATTATGAGGATTTAGATTATATAGATAGTTATTTTAAATATATTAAAATTTCGCCATTATATAAGAAAGGCGAATTTAAAGACATTCTTTTTACGCTAAAGAACGTTTCAGATACAGGCATCAATTTTGATATTGAGTATAGAAACAAATACGGTGTTAAGTATAAATCTAACGAATGGATAAACTTTCGATATCTTAATGTTGTAAAAGGTATTTTATATATAGAAATATCAGAAAGCGTAAAAGAGATAACCTTACATAAAAAATTCTCTTTTTCTCCTATCCTAAATATTGGAGAGGATTATTTAGATAATTATGAGGAATTATATCCATATAGCAATATAATAATAGATGGTTGGGTGCCAACTGTAGGTAGCGGATTGCAAACCCTTAAAATCGGCGAAACCCTATTAGTTGATAATAAATATAATTTTGATGTTGATAAAAAATATTCATCTCCATATAAAACTTTATATTGGTTAGATGCGCAAATAGACAGACATGTTGTTAACGAAGATAAAATAATAGAAATAATAAATTCTTTGATAGAGCCTAAATTAAAAGCGGGTTTAATGGTATTCCCGTCGTGCCGACCCGAAACAACGGGAAATTATGATTCGGTTAACGATGCGTACTATTTTTATCCAACATGGGTCCAAGATTTATTAATGGCTCAACAAGATGGCGAGGGCGTGTATAAGCCGTATTTAACTGATTTAGTTGATTGGAGAACGGGGGCACCTATAAAAGTGTATATGTTAGATTGGAGAGATAATTTAACATTGGAACTATATAAGGAATTATGTGATGAAGTTTCTAAATTTTTAAAAACTAAAATTTTAGATAATGGTAAACCTCTATACAATTACATAGATTATATAAAAGTAGGAACAATTGGGGTGTGGGGAGAAGGAACAGACATAAAAAATGTACCTTTAGCTGATAGATTAATAGAATTATCTGATTATTTAACAGAAAAATTCCCCGAAAAAATTAAAATACAACCAATTGCGTCTATATTAGGGAACTTTCCGGATGATTATAAAAAATACCTAATAAATGGTAATTGGGGGATATTTAAAGATTCGACCGGGGAATATATAGATAACTATAAAATAGGTAAAATTATCCCAAATGAACTTTATCTGAAATATCAGACATATCCCATTTATTTGGAATGCTATGAATTTTTACCACCCGAAAATTATTCTCCTTTGGAACCATCATTTAGAAAACTTGTTTCTGAAATATGTTGTTACAGAGGTAATTATTTATCTGTTAGTAATTTGTTTTATCAAACAAATGCAGAAAATGATATTAATGTAATAGATATGGTTAGAAATGTTTCTAAGTACATAGGAACAAAGTTGGCAGTGTATAAAAATTACACTAAGAAAATACATACTAATTTACATATCCATTTGACGTTTGGTAATATAGGTACGGGGAAAATATATAACGATTATTGGAAAGTAAAATTCTATATTACAGACGGAGTTAATTCCAAAGTTTTTCAAAGCATGTTTGACTTGAAGGAAATTCCAATCGCTATTATGCCTAATTCTCCTAATTGGAGAAATACAAAATCCATAATAGAAGATATAGATGTGACTGAATATGGTTCTATAAGGGCATTTATGACTATTGAAGATATAGACGAAATATATGAGAATATGTATTTAAGTAATACAAGTAATTTTTTAAATAGAATAGATTTAGAAACGGTTAATCCTTCATGGCATGGTTACGGGTATGAAATTTATAATGTAGTAGAATAATCATTAAAGTTTAATATGGAAAGATTATTTAATTGGGAACAATGGCGTATAATTGCAATTTCCACGGTTAGCCCGTTATTTGGGTGTTTGACACCGACAAAAGGTTTTGTTTATGCGTTAGTAGTAATGTTTGCTTTCAATATTTGGGCGGGAATGAGGGCGGACGGCGTGGCGATTGTCCGATGCAATAACTTTTCGTTCCGGAAGTTTAAAAACGCATTGTGCGAATTACTTTTGTATTTGTTTATTGTGGAGGCGATTTTTTTCATTATGGAAAATTGCGGCGACGACCAAGCGGCAATTGTAGTTGTTAAATCGCTTACTTATGTGTTTATGTACGTTTATTTGCAAAATGCGTTCCGCAATCTTATTGTTGCGTACCCCCGGAATTTGGCATTACGTATTATTTACCATGTTATCCGTTTGGAGTTTACAAGGGCTTTGCCGTCGCATTTGCAACCGATAATTGAAAGAATGGAAAAAGAATTTGGGGACGACCCCGACAAAAACAATAAAAAGAAAGGAGAAAAAGAATATGAGTAAAGTTATTATTTTAGACAACGGGCACGGTATTGATACAGCCGGTAAGCGTTCGCCGGTTTGGGACGATGGTACGCAGTTGTTTGAATGGGAGTTCAACCGTGATATAGTCAAGCGTGTTAGTTCGATGTTAGAGGCAGAAGGCATTCAGTATAGAATATTAGTACCGGAGACAAAAGATGTATCTTTGTCGGCACGTTGTAAGCGTGCAAACGCGATATATTCAGAGACCTCCGGTAAATGCTTTCTTATAAGCGTACACGCAAACGCAGGCGGTGGCACCGGTTGGGAGGCTTATACATCCGTCGGCCAAACAAAAGCCGATTTGATAGCAACGGAACTATATAAAGAGGCTGAAAAAGAATTTGCTCCGGACGGTTGGAAAATACGCAAAGATACAAGCGACGGAGACCCCGACAAGGAAAGCCAATTTTATATATTAAAACACACCAAATGCCCGGCGGTGTTAGTGGAAAATTTCTTCATGGATACCCGCAAAGATTGTGCTTTTATTCAGTCGGAAGACGGACGGAATAGAGTTAGTAAAGTGATTTTTGAAGCTATTAAAAGTGTTTGTTATGGAAGAGTTATTTAAAAGAATCGAAGTAGACGTTTATAAAATGGAGTGTGTATATTAACCTTATTGTCGATGCTAATATGTCGGAAGTGCTGGAGGTTCTTGCAACGTCAAACGATTAAAGAATGAAGAAAATAATAATAATATTAGGTGTCTTAGTTGTTGTTTTAGTGGCTTATTTCCTTAATGTAAGGGTAAGCCAACTAAAACACGATAGAGACACCTATAAACGTAATAACGCGGTATTATTGAACGATGTGAAGTATTATCGGGCTTTAGATAGTTTGAACGCCGCACGCGTTGGGGTGTTGGAGCTTTCCATTCAGGATTACGAAAGGTTCATGAAGGAAGATGCAGACTTAATAAACAAACTAAAGCGGAAAAATGAGGAACTACAAAATTTTAGTAAGATTCAAGCCGAAACTATTATAAAGATTAGAGCACAGGTAAAAGATAGCCTTATATATATACCAGGCGATACGGCCTACCAATTGACACCTTGTGTATCTTTTCGTGATTCATGGACCAATATAGAGGCGTGCGTATATAACGATACCTTAATAGGAGACATTCAAATAAGGGATAGTTTAATATTGTACGAGACTATTATATATAAGCGTTTTTTAGGCTTCTTATGGAAAACAAAAAAGATAAAAGAAAGAAGCTTTAATATAGTCTCTAAAAATCCATATACAGAAATAAAAGGCGTAGAAGTTGTATCTATCCGGAAATAAATATATCTTTGTAGTGCTTAGTTAATAGTTAAGAAGTTTTTTCATCATCTATTTTTAGGTATTAGTGGAGGGCGGTTTTCCGCCCTCTTCTTATTTTGGCTTTAAAAAATCAATTCTAAGGCATTTTTCTTGTTGGGGGTATATAAATACATTGTTTCGATTAGAAAGTAGCTTAAATTTAAAATTCGCCTGAAATAAGTGTTATTTTAATGACTTATTCTTTTTTTTGAAAAAAATCCCTCTTTTTTTAATCTAAAATTTGCACGTTTAAAATAAATGCACTATCTTTGTAGCGTCAAACAAAGAAAGCCCCCACCGGTTGACTAAGAGTATCCAAAACGACCGGTTATAAGGCGAAAGCCGTAAGAGGAGAAAGATGGACAGTATCTCCGAAGGGTTTAATGAGGGTTCGGTATCCGATTAAATGAAGCTATAAAGCCCAAAGCTTTCTAAGTTAGACAACAACCGACCGGACGGGTTTCCGGAAAACAAAAAATAACTGATATGAAGTGTAACGTTGTAGAAGGGACTAGTTTAATAAGCATATATAACGGCTTAAATTATTCCATAAGAGAGGTTAACCGCAATTTTAAGATAAAAGTTAGTGGCATTGTAGGCGATACGAAATATCATTGTTTGGTAGGCGTGTACGGTTTATTAAATATTGTCGGTTGTGAGATGGCTAATAAGTTATTATCACGTGCCTTCAGGAGTAAAGAGGATAAACAAGTATGTAAATTGAGACGCGGAATTAAAATAACTTTTTATTGTTATTAATAGATATGGGAATAAGGCAAATAAAAGGCTGATAGGTTAACAACAAAGAAAAACCTATCAGCCAAGAAAAAAGAGAGTTTCATTTTATAGACGCCACAAAGATACTATATTAAATTATATATCCTCTATCATGAATATAAAAATTATATATTTATACGAGTGGTTAAAAATAAAATTGCACATGTTATATTTAAATATTAAATTTGCATAGTCAAAGGAAAGGGAGAGAAATGAAAGTAAAAGACGATAAGAATTTAAAGCATTTGGCAGGCAGAGCCAGTAAAACGCCGGAAACAATATCAAGTATTATTATTGATTATTGCCCGAAATGGGATATATTAACAAATGATTCTTTTTATTTCGGTAAAACTCTCCGAGAATGTATAGATTTAGATACATTGATATTAGATATATTAGATGTGTTTAAAGATATGGGAATAAGCCGTATAAAATATAGTGATTATATGGCCTTAATGAATCTAACATTATTAGGTGATGGAGACTGCCCCGAATGCGGTTCTTTTATGGAGGTTACGGATTACGAATGTAGTTTATATGATGATGAAGAGCCGCCTAAATGGGTAGAAAAAATGTGCCCTAATTGCGGACTATATATTAATGATAAACCAAGAATTTTTTAAAACTTATAGAAATGAGATTGAAAGTAAACGAAGCTATTGCCCAATCAGAGGCTAACGGAAAGAAAGTGTTAAAACAAGAAATCGCGAAAAAGTTATTTAGTGGCGCGAATGAAAACACGCAACGCGTAAACATGTCAAATTTATGCAGAGGAAAGACGCAAAGAATTAAACCGGAATGGATTAATATTATTTGTCATGAATGCGATTGTACGCCGAACTTCCTTTTCGGATTTGAATAAATGACGCATGCGAGTTTATTTATTGGAATTGGTGGTTTTGATTATGCTGCCGCCTTATTAGTATGGATTAATATTTTTGATTGCGAAATAGATGCTTTTTGCCGTAAGGTTTTAGAGTATCATTTCCCTAATAGTTATGCCGATAAGCGAAGTATATAATATGGACTGTATGGAGTATATGAAAGATATTCCAAACGCTTTTTATGATTTAGCAATAATAGACCCTCCCTACGGGATAGGTGAAGATGGATTAAAAAACCATTCGCGAAGCAATAGAGCAAAAGCAAAACAGTACGCGCCTAAAACATGGGATAGAGCTAAACCCCAAAAACATTTATTTGATGAATTAATGAGAGTGTCAAAGAATCAAATAATATTCGGTGCAAATCATTTTATATCACAAATACCGTATGATAGTCCGTGCTGGGTCGTATGGGATAAGAAAAACGGGAAAACAGATTTTGCGGACTGTGAATTAGCGTGGACCTCTTTTAATAAATCTGCGAAATTGTTTGCTTTTAGATGGAGCGGATTTCTACAAGAGGATATGAAAAATAAAGAGGTGAGGATACACCCGACGCAGAAACCGGTCGCCTTATATAAATTCCTATTAGAAACATTTGCTAAACCAGGGAATAGGATTTTAGATACTCATTTGGGTAGCGGGAGCAGCCGAATAGCCGCCTATAAAATGGGTTTTGATTTTTGGGGAACTGAAATAGACGAAGAATATTTCAATATGCAGGAAAAACGCTTTAGGGAAGAGTGTTTTGGCGAAGTGAGACTGAAAAACGGCAATGTATATAAACAAAAAGAACTATTTGAATTATGAAGTACGCATTAAGAAGACAAGAAATAGCCATGTGTAGTCCGGAGTACGTGACGGAGCATATTTTGAAAAGCCTTAATTCCTATTTTGGCAAACAAGATAATAAACGTATTATTGATGATATTTCACAAGAAAAATATGTAAGCCCCTACGGGGGCTATTATTCGCTATTGAGAATAAACGACCTTGCGGATGATAATGATATGTTGGAGTTTGCTGTTATAGGTCGGCAACACGATGTATTAGAACTGTGCTTTTTAGGACGCATGAAAGGATAAAACAATGAAAATAGAAGATATTGAAAAAGCGGCGGCAATATATACCGCCCAAGCAGAGGACAGCGATTATGCAGAAGTAAGAGACGTAAAACAGGCTTTTGTCAGTGGTGCAGAATGGATGGAAAAACATTTTTCGTGGATAAGTGTAGAAGAACGTTTGCCGGAATCCAAAGAAAAAGTATTAGTTCTTAATAGAATGAAACATCATGATAAATATTTTGTATCGGAAAATATTTATATAAATGGAAATTTGGCGGCGAAATCGGCAATGTATTACGAAGAAATTGCGTGGATGCCTATTCCTTCTTTTGATGAAATATTAGAAGCTAATAGGGATGTTTTGGAACGGATTAAGGAGAAAGGCGATTAATTATGATACAAAAAAAGGGAATAGATATTTCTAAAAAAAGTTTGCGCGTTTAAAATATAAATTATATCTTTGCATTGTTGAAAGTTCAACAACCGACCGGACGGGTTCCCGGAAAACAAAAAAATAACTGATATGAAAAAACGTGTATTATCTGTATTCGAAAGATTGGTTAAGTATGCCTTATCTAATGAGTTTCAGTTAAAAGCTATTTTGATTCTGTTTAGCTTATTGGGGCTTGTTTTTATCTGTACATCTTTCTATAATCCGGCTTTATTATTTTTGGCCTTGCCATGTATTATTACTGTGATTGTATGTATTAACGAACTAAATAAAAAATAATCATGAAAGAAAAAGAAATTAAGTCGCCGTTTTCATTAGAACAAAATGAAGATGAAGTATTTGAAATTTATCCGGGTATGACTGCGGAAGAAATGAAAGCTTTATTTTTCGATTCTACTGCATTGATAGAGCCGGGATACAAGCTGTTTCAACTCAATAGCAACGGGCAAAGGTATTATTATCTATTTGATGATACAGGAACCCCGAAATTTTATCCCTCTGTAACTACGATTTTATCACAAACATTACCTAAATCGCCTTTTCTGATTAATTGGATTGCGGAGAAAGGTATAGAAGAAGCGGAAAGGTATAGAGACGAACGCGCAGCCTATGGTACATTTATGCACGCTGCGTTTGAGGAACTATTAATAAACCGTGTTTATGATTTAGACGGCTTAAAAGATAAACTAAAAGCGTATATAGAGAATAAAAGCCTTCCTAACGACTTTATTTATTATGCGGACCAACTTAAAAAAGATGTGTTAGCGTTTGCCCAATTTATAACGGATTATGATGTAAAGCCGTTAGCAGTGGAGATTGCTTTAGCGCATCCAATCGGTTACGCTGGCATGATTGATTTAGTTTGTACTATGTTAGTACGTCCAGGGAGTAATGAACGGATAAACGCAATAGTAGACTTTAAAAGCGGTCGGAAGGGTTTTTCTGAGGAAGCCGAAATACAGGCGCATTTATATAAAAAAATGTGGGAAGAAAATTATCCGGATACTTCAATAGAAAGAGTATATAATTTTAGTCCGAAAGATTGGCGCAAAAATCCTACTTACAATTTGAAAAATCAAACAGATAGCCCTAACGCCTTGAAAATTCCGGCATTATTAGAATTGGCTTCTATTGAAAACGAAAAGAAAGACAATGTTTTCACGGTCGTTAGTGGCGTTATTGATTTGGATTCAGATTCTAATTTGAATGAAAATATAACTTCCTTAACTTTATCTGATTTAGTGAAAAGCAAAAAATCAGATAAGAAAGAAATTGCACCCGAAAAGAATATTTCTAATATAGATGATGAAGAAAAAGAGAACAAGCCCAATAAACGCACAAAAAAGCCTTCTAAGGCGGTAAAATCCAAAAAAGGAGCTACCATACGCAAAAAAGAAGAAAAGGCCGCAGAATCAAAAAAAAGAGAGAATAAACAAGTGATTAAAAAATTATTGAATGATAATTTAGAGATATGAGAAAGATAATAAGATATATACTTTCACTGATGCCGCATCGTGAAACAAAAGTTTCATATTTTGAGTATATACACGAAATTAATCCAAGCTGTAATGATGGATGGTATATAAAACAGATATGCCCGATGCGGAAGACTGATTATAACGGATATAGTAAGACTTATTTTTATGTTTTATTTGAAAGGGTTGTATATGGTAAGTGGGAGAATAAAAAAACAGATTCCGAAAACAAATAAACTTATATTCCCCCGAATAGGGTCTATTTGTGTAGGCTTGAAAAATGATAAAGGACTGCCGCAAAGTGTGGATTACTTTATAGCAAGGGGGAAATATGCAGGGCTATTTCACAAGGTATATGGAGATAGGCCGCAGACTATACAAATAATATTTCCGGATGATGAAGCGCAAAACGTATGTAATGAATCGTATGAATATAGAAACGACGCAGGAGCACGTGTAGCGTATGGCGATGGCGAGACGTTCCATGTTTGGGACGGTATGCAATACACAGCATTAAATGTGAATGAATATCCCAACTTAATGGAAAATGTATCTAAAAAGTATCCTAATAGACGCACAAGACGGGGAGATAATGGGTGGGATATAACACTAACTATGACTTTTATAATACCCTTAATAAAGGGAATCGCAGGAGTATGGACATTTGTAACAAAGGGAGCCGCCTCAACTATCCCCAATATACGCGATATTTTCGATGCCGTGTTATATGAAAGGGGATTTGTTCGGGGGGTTATATGGGATATGAATGTACAATTTTGTATATCGCAAAAGCCTGATACCCATTCACGGTACCCGGTTGTTTCAATAGTTCCAAATGAAAGCGATGAAAATATACAGAAAATAAAAGAATCATATAAACCATTTAAATTAATAGATAAATGAATATGGAAGAAAAAGAGTTTTTAAGAAATGAGAGTGTATACGTGAGACGTAGCACGGCAGGTAACCCGAATACATCCGGTGCCGTGTTGGCCGAATTGGCAAAGGATTCAGATTGGAGCGTGAGACGTAGCGCGGCAGGTAACCCGAATGCGGATGAGCCTATAAAGTATAAATTTATAGTTACCAAAACATACGTAGCAACAAACGGGACAAGTCATATATGGTATAAACATAATTATCCCAATATAGAGCCGTTTTATACTTGTGGATGTTTTTGCGGTTCCCGTAAGGCTTTAATATCTCGTTTTTATTCTATGGACTGTTGTATAGACCCATCTATACGGATGCGAATACTTTCTTCTTTAGATGAAAAGTTTAAGGAAGTTTTTGGACGATAAAATAAAAATAGTATCTTTGCAAAAGAAAAGGCGTTATAAGCCGTCCACATTATAGCGTTAAATGAAAAATATTAAATGCGGGTGAGTAGGAGTGGACGCCGAAAGCCCTGCATTTTTTTTTATTATATGGAATATAGCTTATTAATAGACCAAAATTTTGCATGTAGGAAAGATTTGACATTAACGGAAGCCGCATGTATGGCGGTTGTATTTACTTTCCCTCGTTGGTGCAATAGTTATTGTATTGATGGTGTTACATATTACTGGTATTCGGAGAAAAAAGTATCAGAAGATTTCCCTTTAGTATTTGGATGTGCTAAACGCGTTCAGAAAAACCTAAAAGCCCTTGCGGATAAGGGGTATTTCATTCTTAGCAAGTTAGGAAATAAAAAGGTTATTGCATTTACGGATAAATGCAGGCTCTATGGGAAATTAGAACCCGAAAACGGTCAGGATTTAGACCGAAAACGGTCCGAAGAACCCGAAAACGGTCTAAAAGTGGACCGAAAACGGTCCGAAGAGACCGAAAACGGTCTAAAAGTGGACCGAAAACGGTCCGAAAGTGGACCGAAAACGGTCCGCGCCTTATATAAGAATACTATTAGTAACAATGACTATAATAACAATAAATCAAATAACGCAAAAAATGGCTTTTTTGCTTTCGTTGGCGATATCCCACAAAAAGAGGAAGGAGAAAAAATACGCGGAACGTCGGAAAAGAATAAATGTCTTTTTGAAAAAAGCCGTTTCTTTGATTTTGAATTATTCCGCGAGTGTTTCAATACGCCGGAATTTGAGAAAGTCGATTTAGTGTATTATTACAACGTCGTAAAAGATTGGAGCGCGAGCAAAGGACGTATGCAAAAAGACTGGATAGCGCAAACACGAAACATTATCAGGGCTGATTATAGGCGAGGCCAGATAAAATATACTTCCGATTCAGGCGAGGAAAAAAGCGTGATACTTGGAAATAGCGGACTATCTTACGGCGATTTGTTAGGTGTGTTAAATGAAGATTTTGAATAAGTATGAAAGAGATAGAATTATGTAAAGAGCATCAACCCTTAGCGATTATAAAGCGTCGCGAACTATTCAAAGAAATAAAAAGGGAAGATTTGTCAGATATAGACTATCAGATATTTAAAGCGTCAACCAAAAGACAGATAAAAGGCACGCCGCAGGAAGTTTTAGTCGCTAATTTTTCGCGTATATTTAAGTTGATTGCTATTGATGTAGGGTATGTAATACCAAAAAGTGAAACAGATTGGCAATATATACAGTCGCGCATTTTATCCATGCTCGTGAAGTATTACTCATATCTTACACTATCTGACGTTATGACTGCGTTTGAACTTTTATCCGTTGGGGAGTTGAATGATTATCTGCCGCGAAACAGTTCCGGTAATGCGGATAGTGGACACTATCAACAATTTAACGCGAATTATTTCGGCAAAGTATTGAACGCATTTATAAAAAGACAAAATGTAACTTTTGAGAGGATTTATAAGATTGCAAAACGAAAAGAAATTCCAATCATAGACCCAATTAAAGAAATTCAGATTACACGAAACAAGAATAGGGCTTATTTCTTGGAATATAAATACACTGGTCGTCTAAGAATGTCATTAGTTGGCGAAAGACTTTGTTTTGATTGGTTGCATCGTTGCGGTTTTGCCGATGGCGTTAAGGTTACGGAAAAGGAAGAAATTTCTGCCTATAATGAATATATGCGGCGTGTTTCTATTGGTCTGATTAATAAATATACCGCGTTGAACGTACAGAAGAAAGGCTTAAAGGCTGATGATTTGACGGTGATAGCGCATAATATAGCCCGTTTGAAAGCTATAAAGAAGGCCTTCGATTATATGGTAAAGAATGAAATACAGATAGATAAATATATAAACGTATGAAAGTGGATTGTATTATAGGGATAGACCCCGGAGCTAATGGTGGAATCGCGGTGTATCGTGTTTATGGGCAAAAGGTTGATGTTTTAAAGATGCCTAAAGAGTTGTCAGATTTGACGGATTATTTGCGCTATATAAAGAGTATTTGCTGCCCTATTATATTTCTTGAAAAATTAAACGTTAGGCCGGACGATGTCGTACAACAAACGGAAGATAGTTTGAATTTGGGAAAACTATATAGGATACAAAAGATGTTAGCACAATACGAGAAACTAAAAATATTAATAGAATTGTGCGGAATCCCTTTTGTTATGGTGCATCCGATAAAATGGCAAAGTGAATTAAAAATTAGAATCATTAAAAAAGGGTTTCATGAAGAAAAAGCAGACCGGAAACGGAGATATAAAGAAATAGCCTGTAGATTATATCCGAATATAACGCCTACTTTGTGGAATGCTGATGCCGTTTTGATTATGCACTTTGGCCGGTATATGTTACAGAATAAATTAAATTGGGTTTTAGAAAATATCCCGGAAAAAGTGCAAAAGGAGTTATTTTAATTACATCTTAATTCCTAAAAAAAAGTTTGCGCATTTAAAATATAAATTATATCTTTGCATTATTGAAAGTTCAACAACCGTCTAAGCGGATTCTTAGTATTAAAACAAAAAAGAGAGTATGATAATTAAAAGATTAGAACTTGTAAATTTTCAAGTTATTAGCAAGTTTAACGCCGATTTTGAAGGTAATGTCTATTTTATTACCGGAGATAATGAGTTAGGCAAAAGTACTGTTTTAAAAGCGATTGGAGCTTTGCTTACTGGAGCGCGAGATGCCGTATTAAAGAATGGCGAAAATAAAGGTTTTGCGCGAATGGTTATCGGAGATGATGGCGAGGAGTATAAGGTTGAATTACGTTATACTAAATCTAATCCACGCGGAACGCTTTCAATAACTCAAAAGAGTAGTGGCATTCGTTCTGATAATGTAAGCATGTTACAGAAAATATTAGGTTATACCGATTTTGATGCAGTAGAGTTTTCGAGATGGTCAGAAACGGCAGAAGGAAGACGGAAACAAATAGAAGTTGTTAAGTCCTTATTACCGGAAAAAGTGCGTAAAAGAATAGCCGAAATTGATTCCGAGGTAATAGATTTGAAAGACAAACGTTTGTTTTCAAATCGTGAATTAAAGCAATATAATGTGTTATGTGCAGAGGCCGAAAATAATTTATCGTCCGGCGATGTGGAAAAATTCACAGTTCCGAAAGATATAACCACATTGATGCAGGAGCAACAAGTCGCTGCGCAATTAATAGAAAAGGCTAAGACAGTACGCGCCAGTCGTGAACAGCGTATAATACAATTATCGGCTATCCCCGAACGGATAAAGCAAGTAGATGAGGATTATTTAAACAAGATAGGAAATATAAAATCTCGTTTAATAGAAGCTCGTAAAGCGTATGAAGAAAAATTAGCTTTAGCAGAGAAAGCGTATAAGGAAGCGCAAGACATGTTAACAGAGGATTCTAAACAAGTAGAAACCGACAAAGCGAATCAGTTAAAAAGTATAGAGGAAGAAAGGGTCGATTTAGAAAGACGTAAGGCGAATGCTGATAAATGGTTAGAAGAATACGAAAAAGACAATCCCGAAAAATTGGATACCGCAGAACGTCTAAAGGCGGCAGAAGAATATAATAAAAAGTGTCGTATTGTATCCGAATACAAAGAGAAGGTAAGGCTACGCGATTCCGTTGCGAAGGATGTTGATGCAATGGAAAAGAGATTAGAGAAATTAGCGTCAGAACGAGAGAATTTAATATCAGATTCTAAACTTCCTATTCCCGGCCTATCATTTACTAACGAAGGTTTAGAGTTAAACGGCGTGCCATTTATTGCCGGTAAGGTGTCAGATAGTCAAATAATGGAAGTAGCGGCCAAATTGATTATAGCAAGTAACCCAACGGTTAAGGTATTCCGGATTGCACGCGGTGAAAGTTTGGGGCAAAACAGATTACAGGCTATTATAAATATCGCAAAGGAGAACGGGTTCCAGGGATTCATCGAAGAGGTTAAACGCGGACAGGATGAGTTAATAATAGAAGAATATACGGAAAATGAATAATGAATTGAAAATAAGATGAAAGTAAAAGAAATGACGATAAGCGATGTACACCAAACCGTTGTATTTAAGAATGAATTAGGACGTTTATTATCTGAATTGGACTATATCAGGAAAGACGCGATAGGGTTTAAAGGTGGCCGGTTACGTTCGCATCCTATTGATAGGCTCAAAAATGATGGCGTTTGGAATAAGACAAAATTTATAGAGGTCTACGAACAGACTATGAATAAAACTTCAAACTACCCTAAAACAGTCCGAACATTTATTCTTAGTGTAGGCGGAGAGGCATTTAATAAAGCGATGAAAATACTTTTAGAGAATGAAAAAAAAGAGTTTCAGTCTGACGGGGACAATAAATAATAAAGGCCGTCTTTTAATGTATATGGATGAAATAAACAGTTTCTTTGCCTTACATAAGGGGTGCAGAGTTATTGCAAATTTCCACATAGCATCAAAAGGCAGCTCCGCCGCCTTAAAGGGGTATTATTTTAATTGTGTAGTCCCTTCTTTTAAGTCGGCGTTTTGGGAAAATGGCGAGCGTTTAACCGATGAACAAACGGAGAAAAGATTGCGTGAAATGTCCCCTATCATGTACGAACAAAATGCAGACTTAGATACAGGTAAGTACAATACACGGATAAAGTCGGTTGCGGAACTAAGTAATGCAGAACTCGTTGAGCATATAGAAACATTAAAGCAAATTGCTGCGGAAGATTTTAGTATATATATAGAGGACCCTAAAACAATTTAAGTAATTTAATTATATGGACAAACGACAATAATATAAATGAAAATGGATGGAATAAGGCAACAGTTGTTTATCGATTACATGTACTATTTAAATGAGACACACCGTTTCTACGCTACTAAGGCACGCTACGCAAAGCATGTATTAGGTTTCCTTGAAAGTGCAAGCAGTGTAGACAGGCGTGGCTTTATGGCATTTAAACGGGAACATTCCCTTGAAATGGCCAATGATTACTCATGTGGGACGGCAATATGTGATTTCCTCAATTTTTGCGGAAAGGGTTACAATAGGAAGAAAAAGTCAAAAGTGAAAACATTGGAGAAACTCAGTGTTGTCTCGGATAAAAACAAAGAACAATTAAATGGGTTCATGGCATGGCTTGACGAAAATTTCGATTATTCGCCCCATACGCTCAACATGTATTATTTTTCCCTGAAAAAATTTTTTGAGTACGCCAATGAGGTGAACATGTCTAATGCCAAGATGTATGTCAGTACGCTTGAAGAGCAAGCCCTTTCACCGCAGACAATCAGGCTGAGGATTTTGGCCCTTGAAAAATTCGCAAAATGGAAAAAGAAACCTTTTGAACTGAAACGCCCGAAACAGCAACGCAAACTGGAAACCAACAACATACCTACGGAAGAAGAATACAACCGCCTCTTGGAATATCTCAAAACAAAGAAAAACAAGGATTATTATTTCTTCATCAAGGTGCTTGGGACAACCGGGGCACGCCTGTCAGAATTCATGCAGTTCACATGGGAGGACATCATTTCCGGCGAGGTGACGTTAAAAGGCAAAGGAAACAAGTACCGCCGCTTTTTCTTCCAGGGCCAATTGCGGAAAGAAGCCAAGGCGTACGCCAAGGAGGCAGGGAAGACCGGGATTTTGGCAATGGGAAAATACGGAAAGATTTCCTCACGGGGGCTTTATTCAGACATGAAGGCATGGGGAAAGAGTTGCGGCATTCCTTCAGAAAAGATGCACCCGCATGCCTTCAGGCATTTCTTTGCAAAAATGTTTTTGAAGAAAAGCCGTGATATTGTGCTGCTCGCCGACTTATTGGGACATGCAAACATGGATACAACAAGAATTTATTTACAGAAAAGTTATGAAGAACAAAAAGCAAGTTTTACTCGAAGCGTTAGCTGGTAGCGTTGAAACGTTGAATGCGTTGTCGGAACTGTCGGACGGGGTAGATATCTACGACGAAACGGGGCACGTGGATACCGAGTTCCTCCTTCAGGTCCTTGGGAGTGTAAACGTATTTATGGATGCCTCTAATAAGATGGTAAGCAAAATAAGCTTCCTGCTTGCTCCGAATGTAATCGCATCTAAAAAAAGTGAAAAAGTTGACGATGGAAATAAATGGTGCGTAGAGGACATTTTAAAACATTGCACGCTTGAAAACAACATATTAAAGCTTCCAAGAATCAAATTCAATAAGAATTCGTACGCAGAGGCAAAGAAATGGATTGAGGAAGCTGGGGGAAGTTGGAGAGGGGGAAAGGTACAAGGATTTGTTTTCCCGTTCAATGCTGAACGCGTATTCTCGATACTACACGATGGGAAACGGTGCAATTTGCAACAGGATTTTCAATTTTTCGAGACTCCGCCCAATGTGGCGGACTGGTTAGTCATGATGTCCGGTGGAATTTCCGATGAGGATAGCGTGTTGGAACCAAGTGCAGGGCGTGGAGGTCTAATAAAATCCATACACCGCTCTAATCCGTCCGTCATTGTTGATTGTTACGAGTTGATGCCTGAAAACAAGGAGTTCCTGCAAAAGATGGAAAACGTAAGGATTTTAGGCGATGATTTCACGAAGGGGGAACATTCAACATATTCTAAAATAATAGCGAACCCGCCATTTTCACACAATCAGGACATAGACCATGTGCGTATGATGTACGAGTTTCTTAAAGAAGGCGGTACGTTGGCTGCCATTACAAGTAAGCATTGGGAATTTTCAAATGAAAAGAAATGCGAAGATTTCCGCGCATGGATTTCTTCTGTGAATGGTGAAGTATTCAACATACCACAAGGTGAGTTTAATTGCAGCGGCACACCAATAGAAACACGAGCAATAATAATAAGAAAGAATGTTTTGTAAATGCCATAAAAGCCGTAAATGTTACCCGTTAAAAAGTTGGCGTATTATACGATATAAATATACGCCCCACGGGTTTAGCCGGTTGAAATGCCTTAAATGTGGCTGTGTGTGGGTGGCGCATGCAGAATATGTAAAAAAGACAATTAATATAGAACAACAAAAGGAGTTATTTTATGAATAAGAACGTATTAGATAATATTTGTTTCTATGATGTAGAAACTACTGGCATTCCCTCTAAGGGAGCTAAATGGGATGAAGATTTTGAAACATTCCCTAATATTGTGCAAATTGCATGGGTAATTAATGGCAAAGAAAGAAGCTTTATTATATATCCTGAATTTTGGAGTATTCCGGAAGAATCAATCGCAATACATGGTATTACTCAGCTAAAAGCTTTAGAGAATGGCGTAAGGTTCGCAGATATTATAGGCGAATTTATAGAGGACTGTTTAAAGGCTCGTTTGCTGATAGGTCATAACATATACTTTGATACGTCTATAATAAAAGCCATGATTCTCCGTTTAATGGGAAAGGAGTATTATGAGAGTAAAAACGTAGAAGATGCACTTTTCAAGGGAAAACGCATTGATACTATGATGAAAACCATTAAGTTTGTAGGAGAATTAAAAGAAAACGGCAAGCCGGGGAAATTCCCCAAACTATCTGAACTTTATGAAAAGTTATTCCCCGGCGAGCACTTCCCGGCGCATAATGCTTTAGATGATGTAAGGGCGTTAGTTCGTTGTGTGCCTGTATTGGTAGATAAAGGCGTTATCGAGTTGAAGCCAAAGGAATACGAGCCGGAGCAGTTAAAGGTCAAATTTGAAAAAGAAACGAAACCAACAAAGAAAACAAAGAAAACAAAGAAGGTAAAACGTTCAATAGAATTTAATGACCCCTCGCCAGTATTAACGCCGATAAATAGTGTGCCGGAGGTGGTTGATGATACAAGTACAAACGTTAAAGCCTTATTAGGCGAAAATGATTTTTAATTTTTTAAAAAAACATTATGGCAGAAAATGTGATGTTAATTCCGAATGAGAAATCCTTTGTTTTGTCAAAGGTAAAATTAGTAAAAGATGGAGGATTAGATGTACATTATGAGGTGACAGAAGTCTCCGGAAATGAAAGCTACACTAATAAGTATCATGTAGAGAGCGCAAAAGATATACATCCCGATTTGCGCAAATGCTTTGAACGCTTGCGGCCTATTATGGGACGTATATTTAATATTACGTCGTTCTTGTCGGTTATTGAATCTACGGATTTCAAGGCTAACAAAAAACAGCAGGATTTTGCGCGTGGTTATGCCGATGAGGTTCTTAAAAATATAGAGGTTCGCGGCGTGTCTTTGAGTGGGCAGGATGATAATGTAGGTGTTATTCTTACGGGGTTATATACCGTCTATAATAACATGAAAACGGCCATTAATAGTCCACGCATTAAATTAAGCTCTGTTAGTTTCGGGTTTGAGGAAGAATTGGAAGATATTCTTTCCGAAATCGAAAGCGAAGTTTATTTGTTCCTGTTTAAAGGGAAACGGGCGCAATTATCATTGTTTGGCGAGGACGGAGAGCCAACTCCGGAGGCCTACGCTGAAACATATCAGGCGGACGACACAGAGCCGGAAGAAGAGGACGACGATACAGAAGAAGATTATTAAAAATGATTCAGATTAGAGACCGCGAAGAATATGACTACGCAACTAAGAGGGGCTTTAAGCCTCTCTTAGATTACAAACATTTCAAAATGGATATAAGGTTACGCATAGAGATACAAACGGAGCTTTTCGGGCGTGGCGTTATTGATACGATGAAAGCAAATGAAAAGTTTTTCCGTTGGATTTGGGCGAATAAACCGCATTATTGCGAAGAGACATTAAGGCCGTTATATAATTATTCTGCCGTATATTGTTCGCACATATTAAGCCGTGGCGCGTATCCTGAAATGGCAACAGACCCACGAAATATAAATATGCTGTGTTTTGAGGCTCATAGCCGGTGGGAAAACGGCGACCGTGAAAGAATGCGAATATATCCGGGAAACTGTATGCTAATCGATTTAATGAAAAAAGAATATCTATCTTTGTATAAATGAGACTTAAAAAAAGAGAAACGGATTTTAGGGCTATTTCACGCGATTCTATGCGTCGCGACTTTAATAGGGTACAAACATACCACCAAAAGGGAAAAAGGCCGGAAATCAAAAAACAGCCTGAATTAAATGCGGTTCGCCGGATAGCTTTTATAAGTGAAAATAGTAGCTACTACAAACAGCGTTTTTTAATTGTGGGTAAATTGGTCCGCATAATAAAACCCATCGAAACCGGAGGGTTTATATGTGAGTTCGTGTATGATGCTGACCGTAGGGCGTTAAATGACAACGCAGGATGGTCTGATATGAAAAAAGAGTATTTGTTTGACTGTATAAAATTTAAATGATATGAAGATTAAAACGAAAACAGCGTATAAGGTTACGTTTATTGGATTTTGTGTATTTACTATTGCCGCATATATATGGGCTGTTTATAGCCTCATGTATGCTATAATATCTGCTGTGTTATGAGTTTAAATAAGGTTATGTTAATAGGTAATTCCGGAAGGAAGCCGGATTACAAACAGTTTGAGAACGGCGGTAGGGTTGCGCAGTTCAGTATTGCAACAACAAAGAAAGGATATACCGCGAAAGACGGAACGGTAATACCTGATAAAACCGAATGGCATAATATCGTATTACAAAATGGGTTGGCCGATGTAGCGAATAACTATATAAACAAAGGCACCAAAGTGTATATAGAAGGCGAGTTAAGGACACGCAGCTATCAGGACGCGCAAGGAATAACCCGATATATTACGGAGGTGTATGGTTATAGCATGGAATTATTAACCCCCAAGGGAGACGAAAACAAGCCACCTACACCGGAGCCGGAAATGGCACCAAGTAACGGGCATAATAACCCAAATGACGATTTACCATTCTAAGAAAGGAGGTTTATTATGGCAGAGTATGAATCCTATGATATATATAAGGCGTTAACAGTAAAACAACCGTATGCAAATGACCTCGTAACGGTTGCCTACCAGGAAGACGGCGTGAATTATGGCATTAAAAGTATTGAGGTTAGAAGTAGAAACACGCATTATAGAGGAGACCTTCTTATATGTTCTTCGGCAAAACCTGTATATCCTTATTTGATAAGTGGTGCGGCTTTGGGTTTGGTAGAACTGTATGACGTTAAACGGATTGAGGATTTCACGGAGGACGATTGGTTATGTACACGTATTCCAATAAAAAAACGAGCGGAAATAAAGTCCGGTTACGGTTGGATGATGCGTAACCCCCGTAAAGTTATAGAAGTGCCTGTAAAGGGGAAATTAGGCATAGATAATATACCCTTTATGGAGGGGGAAATAATACCGTATCCTCAACGTATTTTCTTAGATAAAAAAGGGTATTATGATATTATGAAAAGTGTATTAGACCATGAGAATAAGCAGGCCGGAAAAGTTTGAGGCAAGGAAGGAGTATAGGGTAGGCGAACGTGCCATTTATAAAGGGGACGTAATAAAATGCGTGCAATGCTCGCAGGAGTTGAAACGAATGGGCAAAAGATGCTGTGTTTGTGTGATTTCCGCAGAGGACTGCCCAACGATTAACCTTCACTGTGATACGTTTAGTAGAAAGGACAAGAAAACTACATATTGGATAAAACAAAATATACATCATGACAGAAATAACAGATAAACCACTAAGACGGTTAAGGCATGGGTATAGACGTACCCCCGAACAACGCGAGAATGATTTAGTATTTTGTACTGACTTGTTTTTGAGGGGCTATTCATATAGACAAATATCCGATTTATTAAACCAGCGCAACGCAAAAATGGGATTAGATTACGCTATTGTCCCTCCTATGCGAGTGTACAAGGATTTAAAGCAGCTTTTGATTAATTGGAAACGTGAGCATGAAGAAAACATAGACCTATATATAACAAAAGAGCTTTCTAAGCTTGATAAAATAGAGGCCGAATTATGGGACGCGTGGGAAAGGTCTAAAAAGCGCATAGTTAGTAAGATACGGCAATCAGGACTAAAAAAGGAGAGAAGTGAAACCTTTGCCGGAAATCCGCGTTACTTAGATTTGGTTTTGTCCGTTCAACAAAGACGCGCTAAATTGTTGGGATTGGATGCTCCGGTAAAGGTAGACATGCCGAATGTCAACGTATCGGTAGATTCAAGTGGTCCGAAATATGATATTTCAGTAATACCGAATGATATGTTATTTGTCATAGCCGACAAATTACAAAACGCGGAATATGAACGTTTAATGATAGAAAAGAATGGCGATAAGGAAACAGAAGAAGACGGAGAATAAGAAGGCGTATCATTGCGGAGAATGCCGTTTCGGGCAGTGGATTACTGATAACCATAGACATTATGACTTATTAGGCCGGCCGATTTGTGTAAGATGTCATTTCACAAATGAATATATGGTTAGAAGTGAACGTGCTTGTTACCGATTTGAGCCTAAAAAAGATTTAACAAACGGTTTTTATCCGCCCGCGGAGCGATGTGAGACTAAGTAATTATAAATCAGCCGAAAGAAAAATATTTAATATTATGAAATTATGGAACAAATAAAGGTAAAAAAGGCCGTGACGCATGAAACATGGCATAGAATAGAGGTGCAAATACTACGGGATGAGTACGGAGTTAGCACAATAGATGAGATTTCAAAGAAAATACCCCGTCATACCAAGCGCGGAATATATCAGAAGGCAAAATCATTGGGGCTTATGAGAAAACAAATAGACCCTAAAGAGTATCATAACCCCAAATATAGCAAAATGTCGATTAAGGAGCAGGCCATAGAAATGGGGGTTAGTTATGCCGCTGTTTGGGAACATACCACAAAGAAAGGGAGGTATTACAAGAAATGAAAAAGGACGAATTATTAAAGATGTATTCTGCAATAAAAGACAATTCAGAGCTTTTTGTATTAGAGGCCGGTCGAAAGCGTCTAATTAACTTTGCAAGATACATACAACCGGATTTAGTATTAGAGCCTTTCCACGTAGTATATTATACGTTGTTGGATATGTTTGCGCACGGGTTAATACGAAAAATGATAGTGCAGATGCCCCCTCAGCATGGCAAGGAGATTTCTGATAATGAGGAAGTTATAACCCCTAATGGGTTTGTTAAACATGGGGATTTAAAAGTAGGAGATTATGTATTAGGAAGAGACGGATTGCCTAAAAAAGTTTTATGGGTGTCACCTAAAACTAAATCCGAATATATGGTTTCGTTTTCTGATGGCTCTAAAATAGAATGCCACGGTAATCATGAATGGGTAGTATATAATCGAACAAGGCATAAATGGGAAAGAGTAGAAACAAAACAAATATATCAGGAAGGAAGGTTATATAAGGGAGACGGGAAGAGAGGTTCACGCTATAAATACCAAGTTGATGCTAATGTATGTGTAAAATTCAATGATAGGGAAACCGGAATAGACCCGTATTTATTTGGCGTATGGCTTGGGGATGGCTGTGCGACATGTGGATATATTCATATAGGTAATAATGATATAGAAATAATTAATAATAGTGCTTATAACTTTCATGAATTAAAGGGAACTACTACACGTAAGTTTTATTCAAGTGAATTTTATAAGGCGTTAAAAGAAAATGGTTATATAAAGAAAAAGCATATAGGGGATGAATTTGTATTTAATTCCATAGAAGTAAGAAAGCAAGTTATTGCCGGATTGATTGATACGGACGGGTATGTATATCAGAAAAACGGACGTGTAACAATAAGCAACACGAATAAGGATATAATAGACCGGTCGGCTTTGATATTGCGGAGTTTAGGCGAAAGTGTCGTTATTACAAGTTTCCCCCCTCGTGTATCAAGTAGCGGAGTTGTAGGCAAAAAAGTTGTATATAAGTTGTGCTTCAACCCCTCTACCGAATACCCTACAAGGGTTGCGAGAAAACGGATAGTAATTAAAAGTAGAAAACGAAGACGGTCTATTATAAGCATAGAGCCTATAAAACATAAAGCGTATGGTAATTGTATTCAGGTAGAAGACGGAATTTATTTAGTTGGTCGGAATTTCGTACCTACGCATAACAGCGAAGGCTCAAGCCGAAAGACTCCGGCCTTTATATTAGGATTGGACCCCAATAAAAAAATATGTATCGGTTCGTATGCGGCAACAATAGCCAGAGACTTTAATAGAGACGTTCAAAGGATAATCGATACGCCGGAATATAGAAAATTATTCCCTAATACGTTTCTAAATGGGTCTAATGTCGTTACAATGGCTAACACGTACTTACGAAATAGCGATGTTATAGAGATGGTCGGAAAGAAAGGAAGTCTTCGCGTTGTCGGGCGCGGAGGCTCTTTGACTTCTAAAACGGTGGATATTTCTATATTGGACGATGTATATAAAGACTATTCGGAAGGGAATAGTCCAATAGTTCGTAATGCGGCGTGGAAATGGTACACAACAGTAGTAAGGACGCGTTTACATAATGAATCGCAGGAACTAATCGTTTTCACTCGTTGGCATGATGATGATTTAATAGGCCGAATCGAAAAAAGCGGAGAAAAGGTCATAGATATAAAAACGTGGGAAGATGTTGCGAATATACCGCCTGGCGCATGGGTACGTATAAACTTTGAAGCATTGAAAACGAGTGCCCCCACAGAGATAGACCCACGGCAACCCGGGGAGGCTTTATGGGAAAATAGACATAGCCGGTTAAAATTAGAGGCCCAAAAGGCTTTAGACCCCGTACAATTTCAGTGCTTGTACCAAGGAAACCCCGGAAGCGCGGAGGGTCGCTTATATCAGCATTCCTTCAAAACATGGATAGATAAAAAAGATTGGGGTACTTATGTACGTTCCGGCAATTATACCGACGTGGCCGACGAAGGGGACGATTACACATTTTCGGCATGTTATGATATATATATGAGCGGAAACGAGGTATTCAATGAAAAGCTCCGGCGATGGGAGCCTATTTTATACGCTCTCATTACGGATATGGAATACACGCAAGAAAATACGGAGGTAACGGCTGTGACTATTCCGGCCATGATTAACCGTAATGGGACGCAAAAGGCATGGATAGAAAGTAATAACGGCGGTGCCGGTTTTGAAAAGTTAGTGACCAAGAAAGTACGCGCAATTACGGAAGCCTTTTATCAAGGTGGAAACAAAGAAAGCCGGATTATTACAAATAGTGCTATGGTTAACGCGCAGATAATTATGCCTTTTGGGTGGGAAACGCGGTATAAAGATATATATAATCATGTGACAACGTTTCTACGGGATTTCTCCGCAAATGCACATGATGATATAGAGGACGGATTAACCGGTATATATGAAAAAGAATTAATGAACGGTAATACTCGCTCTTATGCGCACGGAAATAGGGGCGTAAAGGTACGAAATTGACAAATATATAAAATTAAGTCGTTAATATGTAGGTAAATAAAGCTTTTTTTATACCTTTGCCTATGTAGAAGTATATGGCACATCCTAAAGGAGAATTTATCAAATTAGTATTAACAAAAAAAGATTGATTATGATTTGCGAATGTCCAGCAGCAGCGGCGATTCCTACAATACCCGTTGCAAATTGTGTAGAAAGTTTCGGTCAGATTCAAAAGGTTGCATTTCAACGCCTCGTAAAAGACGATGGAACTAAAAATGCTTTTGATAGCGCAGTAGATCCAAAGAAGGATATTAAGGCGCATGCTTCGTGGACTGGCTTTATTTCGGCTGGCGATAGTACAAAGATTGCTATTTCGCCCTATATTCAGGCACCGACGGCAGAAGGTGGCGCGCCTCGTACTTATGGCGGTGGCAATGACACGTTAGGCGGTGTTGAAGAAATTATCGGTCGTGAGGTTACGCCGTTTACCGGTGTTATCCGTAAATCGCCCCAAAACATCATAAAGGCTTTGAAGGAACTCCAGTGCGAAAGCTGGGCGGATAATTTGGGCGTATTTCTGTTTGATGAAAACGGAGCAATCGGTGCAATTAAAGACACAGAGGTAGCAACGAAATTTTATCCGATTCCTATTCGCGCTTTGTTTATCGGTGACAAAACATTAGGCGGCTTAGAAGCCCCCGACAGCAACGCGATACAATGGAGCTTCTTGCCTAACTGGTCGGATGATTTGGTAATTATCACCCCCGAATTTAATCCTTTGACAGACCTAAAACCGGCAGGATAATGGGAAAGTCTACGAAAGTCCGGTTATGTTGTCCAAAATACAACATGTCGGAGGATTTTGAGATAGCACACGCGGAGAGGCTTTTAATGATGCCTAATAATGGCGGTTGGGAGCTTCCGAAAGATTCAACCTTTGAATTTACTAAGGAAAATGGGATTAGACATAAGCGAGATAAAAAAGCAGATAACAGAGCAGAAGAAACGCCAAGTAATCAATAGGGCGTTATTCCATCAAAGCCGTATAAGGTTCCACGCACAAACAGCGTTAACGCCTAATCTATGCGGCCCCGTTACTGACTTTTTGGCTTTTGTCCAAAACCTTATACCGAATGATAAATTCAAGATATTTAAAACATTATTCCGTTATCCCGTTAAAACTAACGAGATAACGGGAATTTGTTTTGATAAGCTAAGCAGAATCTTTGACGGGCGAAACCCTGCGTTTAACTATCAGTTTATGAATACTGAACAGCGCGACGACTGGGAGTATTATCGCCAGGAAGTTCTGCATGAGCCGGAAATTTGGTCGGGGAAAGGATGGGAATTTTTCAAGACTGAAATAAATAGCGTCCTTATTGTAGACATGCCTGCCGAAAAGAATGATTCGGGGTATCCTACGCCGTATTTCTATTGGTTGCCTATTGCTGATGTTATTACGTATGAAGTCGATGCCTCGACCGGCCTAATGAAATGGATTATATTCAGGCAGGAGGGGGAACGTATTGCGGTTATTGATGATGAAAGATATAGAGTGTTTGAAGGGAAAAACAATAATATCGGAACTTTGATAATTGAAAATGCGCATGATTTAGGGTATTGCCCGGCTCGTTTCTTTTGGAATGAATCTATAAACTTAGAAGACCCCGATATAAAGATTTCGCCGTTAACAAAGGAATTAGAGGCTTTAGATTGGTACCTTTTCTTCCACATATCTAAGCGACATTTAGACTTATACGGTTCATATCCGATATATTCAGGCTATGAGCAAAACTGTGATTTTGTGGACGACCAAAGCGGAGACTATTGCGACGGCGGTTTCTTGAAGGACAAACAAGGGCACTACAAATTAGATATGTCCGGTTTATTAATGCGTTGCCCGAAATGTGGCGATAAGCATATAGCAGGTGCCGGTTCTTTTGTAGAGATACCAATACCGGACGGCGAAAACCAACCGGATTTAAGAAACCCCGTTCAGATTCTGACAGTTGACCGTAATAGTTTAGATTATAACGTAAGTGAGGATGAGAGACTCCGAACGAATATAATTACTGCTATTGTCGGCACAAATGAGGAAATAACGACCCGCGAAGCATTGAACGAACAGCAAATAAGGGCTAATTTTGAAAGCCAAAGCACCATCTTAAACCGGATAAAGAAAGGTTTTGAGGCTGCGCAGCAGTTTGTTGATGAAACGGTATGCCGGTTACGTTATGGAAATATGTTTGTTTCTGCAAAGGTAAATTTAGGTACGGAGTTTTATCTGTATGATGTCACAGAACTAAGGGAACGTTATAAGGTGGCAAAGGAAAGCGGAGCGAGCGAAGGCGAGTTAGACGCCTTACAAAATCAGATAATCGAAACAGAGTATAGGAATGACCCCTTACAGTTACAAAGGATGATTATTTTGTCGGAATTGGAGCCGTATAGGCATTTAACACGTGAGGAAGCGTTAACACTGTTTGAAAAACAACTTATTAGCGAAGATGATTTAAGGGTTAAATTAAATTTTGCTAACTTTGTACGACGCTTTGAACGTGAGAATACAAACGTATTAGAGTTTGGAAGCTTAATACCGTTTAGTAAGAAAATAGATATAATAACTAAAAAGATGTATGACTATGCAAGTGAAAACAGAAACGGGACGAATTAAGGACGTTGGGATATTGGAGGTAACGCCTGAAAACTTTATTTGTCCGTCAAACGAAAGAAACATGTACCATTGTAGGATTGAAATCAAGAAATTCAATCCGGAGACCGGCGAAAGGCTATCAAAACCGCGTATCCAAGTTTTCGGAAAGAAATTCTTTGAGACGTTCGGACTACACAACCTCCGCAAACAGGGGTACACCGTTGATATTTTACACGACCCTAACCAATTTGTAAAAGCCAATAGGGAACGGATTGCCGCCGAAGAACGAGCCAAAGCAGAAGCCGAAAAAGAGGCCGAAAGGCAAGCGATTAGAGCGCAAATATTGGAAGAACTAAAGGCCGAAGGCAAATTAAAAGAGCCGGAAGAAGAGGAAAAAGACAATAACGCGGCAAAGACAGAGCCTGCGCGGCGTGTTGGTCGGCCTAAAAACAGTGAGAAAACAGAAGTTTAATTTTTAAATTATAGTGATATGGCACAGATTGCACAGCAAGATAACTTGATTATCGAGATTACCGGAGCTTTAGCTGCGATGAACGAAACTACAAAACAAAAGCTTATTGATTGCATCAAGGTGGGAACAATTACCGATGTTATTGTAGTATCGACAGAAGCCGCAAAAAAAGTTAATCACGGTAAAGTATTGGGCTATATGGTAGACACCACTGCGGCAGAATCCCCGAAGTATTCTGTTGCAATCATGGATGTTAATACCGGTACGCCGAAGACGGTAGAACTTAATTAAATCAAAGGGAAAGATTATGTTAACAAGAGAGATTTTAGCGGCAAACGCACAGTTATCGGGATTAACCGAAGAACAAATTAAAGCTATCATAACTTTGTCGGAAAATGACGAAAATAGTGTGATAGCAAAAAAAACCGGTGAAATATACGGGGCTTTAGATAATGACATTCTGACCGTATCCGGAATCGCAAAGAATGGAACGGAAAAGACATACGATTACGCAAAGCGTGTCATGTCAGCAATGAAAGCCGATGCCGAAGCCGCAACGGGTTATAAATCGCAAATTGACGCATTGACAAAAGAAAAGGCGCGACTTGAAAAAGCGATTGCAGACGGGGCAGCAGATGCCGAAACCGCAAAGGCTTTAAAACAAGCAAAAGCCGATTTAGCAAACATTACTACACAGTACAACGAATTGAATACAAAGTACACGGATATTCAAGAGGCGCACAAAAAGGAACTGTTTGCGATTAAAATCGATAGCGAGTTACAAACAGCCGCAGGCGGTATTAAGTTTAAAGCCGGACTTCCGGAAGCCGTTACACGCGTAATTTTGCAGCAAGCCACGGAAAAAATAAAGGGCATGAATCCCGAATATATCGACGATGGCAAGGGCGGCAAAATTTTGGCGTTTAAGGACGAAACCGGAGCCATTATGCGAAACCCTAACAATCAATTAAACCCGTTTGGTGCCTCTGACTTGTTACAAAAAGAGTTGAAAACTATGGGCGTTTTAGACGAAGGTCGGCAGGCCGGTGGTGGTGGCACTCATGGCGGTACGGGTGGAACGGGAAATAAGACCGTATTAGATGTGAGCGGAGCCAAAAGCCGTAATGAAGCGTATGAGGCTATCACAAACCATCTTTTAGCACAAGGTTTAACTATTGGGTCGGCTGATTTTGACGCGGCTATGACGCAAGCCTGGAAAGATAATAATATCTCTTCATTACCGGAAACGGCATAAAAAGCAAACAAGGGTAACGGGTCAACCCTATTAGATAACAATTTTAAAAAGTAGTATTATGAGTTTAGTAGCAACAAGATTACAAAACTGGCGGGTAGAAAACCCTGAATTTGATAGGAATATGACCCGCCCCTGCGAGTATGGCGCGCTTGATTTCTTTATAGAGCAAACCGATTCGGCGACCTCTATAATTTCGCCTAAATTGCGTGAGCGTGCATTCGCTTCTATTGGCAATACCGTACAAATCCCCGTAATTGATTACGATGGAGATGTAAAAGTGTCTAACGTTCGCTCCTGCGTTATTCAAGACGATGAAAACACTTCATCGCTTTATACTATTGTTTGGGCGACATACGCAATCGGATTTACTATGGTTCCGGCGGCTTATACAAACAACGAAATCAGCTATGAGCACGATTTCTTCCGTAAGATGGAAAAAACAACGCGTGCACTTGCTGACGCTTTGGATAAGGCCGCCGTTGCATCATTGGAAGCCGGAAAGACGCAAGTGTTTAAAGACAAGCTTAATTATACGGTTAAAGGAAACACAATCGAAGTGCCTACGCAAATGGGCACGGAGATTTTGGGCGACATTAACCCGATTATGCGTGCAAACTGTTACCCCGAATATATCCACATTATCGGGAATGCCGGTGTAGATTCACTTGTACGTAAACTTGCACAACACGGCGTATATAACGACGTCAATAAGCGTATGGAGTACGACAACAAAGTACTGCACTACACGAACAACGTAACGAACGAAGCAGGCAAAAACGGAACGTTCTACGCTGTTGCCGATGGAAATGTAGGCGTACTTACTCGCGTAGACCGTGAAGCGTTACGCCGGACACGCGCTAATTTCCATGAATGGGATGTTGTACGTTTGCCGTATATTAATCTTCCGGTCGGCTCACACTATTATACGGCGGTCGGTGACCAGTCGAAAATTGCTGGCGATGCTACTGCCGATTTGACGTGTGCCGTTAAGGAATATTTCGGCTTTAGTGTAGATGTGGCTTTCTTGGTAGCTTATAACAGCGATGATACAACAATAGCAAACCCGATTATAAAGGCCGAAATTGCCGCACGTCCGGTAGACCAGCCATTAGGCATGCCGGTATATGTTACGAACTTGGGTGCCGATGGTGGTGCGATTGATGTCCAAGTCACTAACACGAAGGAAGCCCCCGTTTTCACAAAGGCCGTAGAGTAGTTAATTTATAAACAATATCCGGAGGTTTAAAGCCTCCGGATATTATCCTTTTGTTATGAAAGTAAGAATTATAAATACTAAGGAATATCCGGAATGGAATAGTAGGGAAACATATTCTGCCGGTACCATTGTGCAGTATGACCTTAACGGGAATGACGATGAATTATATTGGAAGTCAATAAGGGATAATAATACAAATGAGATACCCGGCGAGAGTGTATTATTTTGGAAGCCCTATAATATATTATCGGATTTTTTGGAGAGAGTGACGCGTAATGGTATTGCAACGGCGATACAAACATTTACCCAAATAAAACAGCTTGATAAGGAAACGCGCAATCTATTAGAAAGACGCACTTTCTTTGATGGTGCAGGCCGTATTCGCGCAACGTTGCAAAATACGCATAAACTGGTAGGCTTTGAAATCGTTCCGGTTCGGGCTTTAGGTGTGACTGCCAAAATAGAAAAAATCGGGTTGCAAATGACCGGCGGAACGGGCATAGTAAAAATGTATCTTTTCCACTCTTCCCAAATAGACCCGATAAAAACTTTTGATTTAGATTTTCAGGTTAAAAACGGCGGCTTTCAATGGTTTACTTTGGAAGACTGCTTTTTACCGTATATTAGCAAAGATAATAATTCCGGTGGCAGTTGGTTCCTTTGTTATAATCAGGACGAATTACCGCAAGGAATGGAAGCTATAAACGTATCTAAAGACTGGAGCCGTGAGCCTTGCGGAACTTGTAATATTGGGTCGGTGGAAGTATGGCGAGAGTTAACGAAATATTTGCAAGTTACGCCGTTTATGTACAATGCGCCGGAAACATTCGCGGAATATCCGGAATTGTGGGATATAGCATATACAATGTACACCAACACGCAGAATTACGGGTTAAACTGTGAAATAACGGTCGGTTGTGATTTAACGGACTTCATTATATCACAACGGCAGATATTCCAGGACGTAATCCAAAAGCAAGTAGCCGTAATAGCTTTACGCGCTTTAGCTATGAATCCTAATGTACGAGTTAATCGGTACCAATCAAATGCGACGCGTACGGATATTCTGTATGAACTTGATGGGAATACGTCGGGGGTTCGCCCGGGCGGTTTGGGGTATCAGTTGAAAAAAGCCTATGAGGCATTAAAATTAGATACGCAAGGGTTGGACCGCGTTTGTTTGTCCTGCAATAATAGAGGGGTGAGATATAAGGCCGTATGAAACTAATTGATAATTTGCGCCAACGTGTGACAGAGTTTAACGGGTTGCTCCAGTCGGGGCGGTTGATTCAGTCTATAATATTGGAAAACGAGTACGTGATAACAGATATGAACTCCGAAGACCAATTATATGAACAGGGTATAAACCGCTTAGGCGTGAATATCATGGATTACGCACCTTATAGCCCCTTAACGATTGAAATTAAAAAGGAGGAAGGCCAACCGTACAACCGCGTAACATTGCGAGATGAGGGCGACTTTGAGCAGTCCTTTTATGTGGAAGCCGATACGCAACAATTCACGATAAAGGCGGCAGATTGGAAAACAGAGGATTTAATACAGCGTTACGGGCGGCAAATATTAGGACTTACGGAAGAAAATAAAATCATATTGATTTGGGAGTATATATATCCCGAATTAAAAGCTAAAACAAAGGAGTACATATATGGGAAATAATACAAGAGCGCCAATAATTAAGGCACCCGAATTATTAGACGTTGTTATTAATAACATTCAGACCGGATTAACGGACAATTTGGGGTGGTTAGATAAGGCTTTCGGACGTGCGGAAAGGCTTGTTAAATACGGCGCAAACCAAAAGAAGATATATACACCGAATATTTATATAGGTGGAAATGAATATCAGGAAGTAACGCCTGATGCAGGAATAGGGAACTTTTCCTTTTTTTGGATTGACGACCCGCAGACGGTAGATTGGACACCGAAACAGTCAATAGGGCTAAAAAGCCCTTTTTCCCTTATTGTATGGTTTGATTATCGCACGGTATTCAATGACCCCAATACGCGGAACAAAGAAAGGATTAAGCGCGATATATTAGATGTCTTAAACGGCGGTTTTTGGCTAAAGGATGGCCGGATAGAAATAAATAGAATCTACGAGCTTGCAGAAAACATATATAGGGGGTTTTCGTTGGATGAAGTGGATAATCAGTTTTTAATGGCTCCTTATGGGGGATTCAGATTTGAGGGCATTATGGAGGTTACTGAAACATGTATAATATAGAGTTATGATAAATTTGTTTTTGTTTGTAGGTGTGTTTTCGGTGGTAACGCTATTAGTAGCGTTTGCCGCCGCTTTTGTTCTTTTGCTTTTGCAAAAATGGGGTGTTATTGAATATGTGCAGGTACATGGAAATGATTTCTTTAGTGAAATGTTTCGGTGTAATTTCTGCCTCTCATGGTGGACGGGGTGTTTTTTCGCTGTCTTATTTGCTATAACGTTAGGGGAGGGTTATTTCCTTTCAATCCCCGTATTTTCAACCGCATTAACACGTAAAATGTTATGAATACATTAAAATTAGCCGGTAAAACTATTGAGGTTTACGATGATATAGAAAATCTTCCGGTTACACGATTCCACAAGTATAATAAAATGCTTTTAGTCGATGCCGGTATAGGTTCGGATATAGCGGATTTTGATAAGCATATTTCGCGTATTGCCGCCTTTTTGGCAAAGAATGACAATAAGCAGGCTATTACAGAGCTTGAAAATATACGCCAAAATGTGTACTTTATTCAATCGGGCGTATCGCCGCGAAATTTGGCCTTTGCCGTATTGGTTAAAAGCATAGACGGCAAACCATGTGACGACCTTTCAGATGAGGGGTTAAAAAAGATAGTGGATATGTTCGCCGATGTCCCGTATAAGGATTTAGCCGCCTCAATCGAAGCGGTCAAAAAAAAAAATAGATAGGGAGCTGCAAATATATTTCCCCCGTTTATTCGATGATGCAACGGTAAAAGAATATTATGACCAATTAAAGCGGCGTACAGTTCTAATACTACAAACCATTATAGACGGTGGAAGCAAGCCAGAGAGAGAAAAGGAAATAGACGATATAACGGCAGAGTTAATAACGTACTTTAATCCTAAATCGTTTTCCGGTTCCGATAGTGTAGAGATAGAGCAAGATAAACAGTTTGAAAAGATGTGCTTAATGTTGTCGCAACATTTACATACAGACCCGAAAAATATGTCAGTACTGGCATATTATAACGCTTTTGAATACATTAATGAGATGGTCAAAGACTTAAAACGCCGAAGTAAGGCGAAATAATCGCGATAGGGGCGTTTTTATCTTTGTTGTGTGGTGATACTACCTTATTAATGAAAACACGTCTTATATTTAAAATTTGAGCAAAATTAAAATTATAGAATCATGGCAGATAACGACGCAATTAAATACTCCGATTTGGTAAGCCCTGACAATTCAATAACAGAGCTTATAAAACAACTCGATGAACTTTCGGATACATATACGAACGCATTAAAGAATATCCGGACGGAAGCAATACAGTTAACCAAAGAATTGGAAAAGGTATCCGGCGCGACGGAAGACGGACGAAAGAAAACGAAAAAGAGCGCGGACGATGCAGACCGGTTAGCAAGAGCACAAAAAGAACTTGCTTTCGCTGAAAGTGAAACGGCTAAAAAAATTGCGGAGCTTAATCTCGCAAAGACAGAAGCCAACCAAATAAACAAACTTGTTATAAAGCTGAATCAGTCCGCAGAAGGTAGTTATAATCGTTTGTCGGCGCAGTATTCATTGAATAAAATCTACCTTAACAATATGACCAAGGCCGAACGCGAGGAGGCCGAAGCAAAAGAGGGGCTTATAACAAAAACCCGTGAACTATATAAAGCTATGAATGAGTATCAGAAGTCCACCGGCAAAACCAATCTCAACGTTGGTAATTATACGGAGGCTTCCGACGCAATTATTTCGTATGCGGATAGGCTAAAAGAGGCTTTAGGGCTTAATAATTCTTTTGGGGAGAGTCTTTTAGCTTTAGGCCGTGGCGGAAATGAAAGTAAGGAGGTGTTTGCCGCAATGTCCGACGGCGCAAAGGCTTTAGGAAATACCCTAATGTCTTTAATGACAAATCCCGTATTTTTAGCAATAGCCGGAATCGCCGGAGCCGGTGTGGCGTTTAAGTTTTGGTACGATTATAACGCCGGATTAGTAGAGGCTACAAGATTAACCCAACAATTTACGGGAAAAAGCGGCGATGATTTAAAGGCGTTCCGAAATCAAGTGCAAGCAGTAGCCGACACTTTTAACGCTGATTTCAAAGAAACGCTTATTTCCGCAAATGCTTTAGCGAAACAATTCGGTATATCAGCAGACGAAGCAATACAATTAATACAAGACGGTTTTATAGCGGGTGGGGATGCAAACGGCGAGTTTTTAAATACGTTGAAAGAATATCCTGCGTATTTTAAGGAGGCCGGAATATCCGCAAGTCAGTTTGTAGCTATTGTAGCCGAAACCAATAAGGCCGGTATTTTCTCTGATAAGGGAGTAGACGCTATAAAGGAGGGTAATTTGCGGTTACGCGAAATGACAACGGCAACCGCTGCCGCGCTTGATGGAATCGGCATTTCATCCACACAAGTGCAAAAGGACTTGCAGACCGGCGCAAAGACAACGTTTCAGGTAATGCAGGAAGTTTCCGCAAAGTTGGCCGAATTGCCGGACAGCGCACAAAGTGTGGGAACGGCAATAGCGGATATTTTCGGCGGTCCCGGCGAGGATGCAGGGTTACAATACCTTCGGACATTAAAAGATATATCTACCGATTTAGATACGGTAAAAAGCAAGGCCGGCGAATTAGGGCGGTTGCAAGAAGAACAACTACAAAGCGAGATTGAATTACAAAACGCTTTAGCAGGTTTGTTTGATGCTACGGGTGGCAGCTTTGAGGGCTTTACAACCTCTATAAAGGTGTTCATTAATCAGGGCTTAACGGCCTTGATAAAAGGTGTCGTTTCTTTGATAAATTATTTCATTGAGCTATACAATGAAAGCAATCTATTTAGAGCGTTTGTAGTGGCTCTTCCGGAAGTCTTTAAGACGGTATTTAACACGATAGGGAATCTTTTCGGGGCTTTAATAGATATGATACAAGCCGCCGGAAAAATATTCAAATCTGCATTCTCATTAGATTGGGACGGGGTAAAGGAAGGCTTTACGGAGTTCGGGACAGCCTTTAGCGACCTAATCAATAAAGAGATAAAAGATGTTGCGGAAAGCCTTAATAATGGCATAAACCGGATGCAAAAGAAGATACCACCGTTAACCATTCCGGTTAATGTGGGTACGCCGGACACATCAACGAAAACGACGGCTGCGGTAACGACTAAAACGCCCTCGGTTAAAACTGGCGGTACTGATACGAATAAGCAAGCAAAGCAAGTGGAGGCGGCCTATAAAAGAAATTTAGAGGCTACAAGAAAATTACAAGATGCACAGCTACAATTAGAGGCCGACGAATGGGAAAAAAGGCGTAAGCAAACAGAATACCAATATAAACGCCAAATAGAAGATTTAACGCACCAATTAGAGACCGAAAAAAGTATCACAGAATCAGAAAAGGAAACTATAAATGCTACTATATTGGTGCTGGAGCAACGTTTAACGAATGATTTGCTAAAGATAGAGCAGCAGCGACAGTTGCAAGAATTGCAACTACAAAAGCAAAGTATTGAATTGCGCCTACAAGCCATTAAAGCGGGCACACAGGAAGAAAAGGCTTTAAGGTTGGAACTTTTGGAAAATGAACGCCAAACAGCGCAACTCCAAAACCAACAGAAGCCTGCCGGACAGAGACAAGATACCGTCGCGATAAATGCCGGATTCGATACACAAAGAACGGCTCTAATTCAGGAATACGCCGACAAGCAGATACAAGCGGAACTGCGTATTTTTGACCAACGACAGGCACTTGCACAAAGCGAGTTTGATTTACTAAAGACAACGGAAGAAAAGAAAACACAATTCCGGCTGCAAGCTGAAAAAGACAGGCTAAATAAGATTTTAGAATTAAATCAGCAGGCATCGGTTAAAATGTCTGATGTTGAGATACAAACGATAGAAAACCAAATAGAACGAATAAACCAGCAAATCGAGGAATCAAAAAAGAAAGATAAAACGCAGGATATATATAGTATTTTAGGGCTTAATCTGAATGATGACCAAAAGGAAGCCTTAAATACTTCTGTGTCTTATGCCATAGAGGCGTTGAATACGTTGGCGCAGGCTAAAGTTGATGCGGCAAATAGGGCGGTAGAAGCGGCACAAAAGGAAGTAGAATCCGCGCAAACGGCATTAGAGGCAGAATTACAAGCAAGGGCAAACGGATACGCATCAAATGTAGCTTATGCACAAAAAGAATTAGAAGACGCCAAAAAGAACGAACAAAAAGCCTTGAAAGAGCAACAAAAGGCACAACGTCAGCAGCAAGCAATAGACACAGCACAGCAAATTAGCTCGCTTGTGACGGCAACCGCATTAATATGGCGGCAGTTGGGTATATGGGGCGCGATTCCTGCTATTGCTGTAATGTGGGGAAGCTTTGCTGCATCTAAGATAAAGGCTGCACAAATGGCGAAAAATTCAGGTACTGAAACGTATGGCGAAGGAACTGTTGAACTTTTGCAAGGTGGTAGCCATCAATCCGGAAACGATATAGATTTAGGGCAAAAACCGGATGGTACACGACGCAGGGCAGAAGGCGGCGAATTTTTTGCCGTGATAAACAAACGAAATTCGCGCCGTTTCCGTCGATATATTCCGGACGTGATAAACTCTATGAATAACGGGACGTTTGCGCATAAGTATCTAAACGCATACAAAGGGGCAGACCTGATTTCTATTGGTGCCGGTTCCGGTGCGGATTTAAGCAAATTAGAAAGGGACGTAAATGCAATAAAGAAACAAGGCGAAAGGCGTACATACTTAGATAAAGACGGGAGAATTATAATTGAATATAAGAACTTAACAAGGAAATTAAGATGATAACCCCTATATATAAATTCTTGCTTTCGGTAGATTATCAAGAATACGGATATAACCCCGAATTAACCGAAATGGAGCCGTTATATGTTATTAAAGATAGCTCCATAAGCGCGGGCGGTAGCGTGATTACTGATATGTACAGCGATTTATACGTTTTTCCGGTGTCAGCCGGAATGCGTATAAACATTATAGGTTCTTATAACCGTTTGCGGCAAGGATATGCAATGTATTTTGATGTACATCTACAAAAGTTTATGAAAGGGAGCGGAACCTCCATTGCAGATGCAAACTTCAATTTAACGGTAGATGTACCGGACGGTTGTCAAATCATAGTCGTATCGCAAAGAAGGGACGGAAATAAGGCCGTTTTAAAAGCATCATTCAAATACACAAAGCCGGTATATAAAGACGATTTAAGCTTAGAGTATGAGTTAGAGACTTCGCAGCAATTTTATAGGAAAAAGTTAAGCGGAAAGTTAACTTACACTTTTGACGATTATAGATTTATAATGGCGTGTGATTTCTCTACGGTGTATTATGTCACTATCATTAAATCTAACGATTTGGGGTTAAGTTGGGAGAAATATTGGTCGGGAAAATTCATGCAAACCGACTGTACCATAAGTTTAGACGATATGACAGTAGAGGTTAAACCCGACGTATTCGATGAGTATAACGATATATTAGCCGGATTAGAGAAGGAATACGATTTAATTCCCTTAACGCCGGAAATCGAAAGCCTAACTATCACAAAACGCCCGATTATTCAAGTCTACCTTCCCGGCGATGATAAGATTTCATGTTTTATATCGGGGATGTCGTGGGAGCAGGACGTATTAACGGCGGTGGACAATAGAAGCGATTTAAAAACTAAGTATTGGTTTTATTTCACACAGCTATTAAAGGAAATAGATTTGTCCGCCGAAGGGGGTGCTTTAGAAGATTTAGGCCGTAATTATGTCGGGAATATGCAGATATTAGACCCTGACGACGCGACTCCGGTTTTTTATGAAGGTGATTTGTCACACCCTTATTTGAATACTTATCGGTTGCACATACGATATAGCGAAATAGGACCGTTAATTAATAGGGTTGCAATAGCATTAGTCCGGACCACGGATAATATGAGGCTATATTATTTTGAGAAAGACATACACGGCAGTACGCCAATATTAGATACCTTAGAATTTACGCTTACGCCGGAAGAAGGTAGTGGAATGGTAGGCACATTAAAAGGCTATATGCATTCTTATAGTATATATGCCCGTTTAATATGCGATGTAGAAACAATATCAGGCAATACAACGCAGCCGATTCCTACGGATGATTTTGTAGGGAATAATAAAAATTATACTCATGCAATCGGGTATGATGTAGATATAGCTTATATCTCAAATCGTTATTCAGACACGCCAACGGAATACGGTAAAACGGGATGGGGGCAATATTTCGCGCCTCCAGTGCTTATTACATTAGCCAAAATGTACCCTTTAGGGCAAAGTAAATGGATAAATACATCCGTTTGGTTTAGTTCTTCGGTATGGGATAGTATTTTCGAGAAGTCCGGACGTAAAGAATATATAGTGCCCGACAATTCCCCACTATGGAGTGTTATATCCGTTTTGTTGGGTAAGATTGCGCCGGGCGTTACTCATTTGCCTACGAGTGAATACAGTGAATTTTTATACGGTACGACAAACCCGATAACAGGAACATCGAATCAGACGTTATTAATAACGCCGAAATCTAACATAATAAACGGGATATATAATACACCGGCACAAAAGGCGCCTATTACGTTTCAGCAAATTATGTCTATGTTAGCAAATACGTATAAATTGTATTGGTTTATAGAGGACGATAAATTAAGAATAGAGCATATTTTATACTTTAAAAACGGTGGTAGTTACGTTTTATCGCCGGAGATGGTTTTAGATTTAACGCAAATCGCCAACAAGCGGAATTATAAACCGATTGCGTTCGGCCAATCTTCGTATAAGTTTGATAAGCCGGAAATGTCTTCACGGTATGAATTTTCTTGGATGGACGACTGCACTAAATTTTTTAACGGGTATCCGATAGAGATATTAAGTAAGTATGTAGAAGCGAATAAGAAAGAAGATATAACGGTGTCTAATTTTACTTCCGATATAGATTATATGCTTTGCAATCCTGATAATATAAGTCAAGACGGCTTCGCAATATTTGCGGCTAACTTAGTAGACGGGCAATATAAAGTACCATTTGTTAGTTTAATGTTTGATAATGTGATTTCAGAGCTTCAAAACGGCTTTCTTGCTTTTGTGAATTTACAGCCTACATACTGGATATATGATTTACCAGCGCGTCGGGCGAGAATCAACGAAAAAGAAATCACGGTTAAGGGAATAGAACGAAAGAAAAAACAAAAAGTAGTATTCCCTATTGGGCAAGATGATATAAACCCGAACGGAATTATAAAAACATTTGTCGGAAGTGGTCAGATTAGCAAATTATCTGTAAATTTGTCGAGTAGGTCAGCGGAAGCCGAATTAAAATTTAATACGGAGGAGATATGAACGAAAATAATAATTTGAGTTTATTGCCGTGGTACACGTCAATAAACGAACAGAACCATCGTAAAAGTTACGCATACGGTGCAATTTACCCGTTATTTGCCCCGGCTGATAGATTGTTGCCGTTTCAGATAATCAGAAACACACGGTCAAACAGTGTTACGTCAGTGATATTGTATGAAAAGACCGGAAAGCAAGTTGCAAACATAACAACGTATATGAAAGAAACCGGATTGCAGATTGTCCGGTTTCAAACGTTGGGTTATGATGTTATATTGTACCCGTCAATATTACCCATGCCATTAAATCAGTTGGACGGAATATATTATATGACGTTATCGGATGGCGTGCAAACATGGTATTCTGAAATGTTTACGGTCGTACAAGATGTTTCCGGTTACTTAAAAATACAATGGTGGGATATTGAAAATTTGGTATTTGACGCCGGGCAAATAGTATATAAAAACCCGGATTTCAAAAATACATTGTACCTTTGTACAGAGTTAGGAAAACCGGATTATGAATTTGAAGAAGATGGCGAAGAACGGGACGGGTATTTTTTCCCGGAAAAACAAATATCAGTCAAAACGTTTAAATGTACGATATTAGCACCGGAGTTCCTTTGCGACGTAATGCGTTTTATCCGTATGGCTGATTACATACATATAACTGACAAGTACGGCAGGGAATACGATTGCGACACGTTTTTAATTACCCCGAAATGGCAAACGCATGGAGATTTGGCAAGCGTGGAAATTGAGTTTAAAACAAATACCGTCGTTAAGAAAATAGGACGTGTGTTTATTATCAGTAATAAAGGAGATTATAACGAAGATTTCAATAATGATTTCGACAACAATTAATTATTATTAGATTATGGGAAATTACGAACAATTAAAGCAAGCGGTTTCAGATGTAATAAAAACAAACGGAAATCAAGAAATTACCGGAGATTTATTGCAAGATACATTGGTAACGATAGTTTCGCAAATTGGAGATAATGCGACATTTGCGGGAGTTGCGAATTTATCTACAAATCCGGGAACCCCCGACCAAAATGTTTTTTGGATTGCATCATATAGCGGAACATATCCAAATTTCAACGCATTAGAGGTAAAAGATACGATTTGTATATTTACAAATAAAAATGGAGGTTGGGAAAAAATAGATACGAGAATACCGTCTGATGGAAAGATAAAAAAAATCGGAGATTGGTTAGATTTGTTAGGAAATTCAAATCTATATGTATCAGTTAAAAACGCTAACATAGATACAGAAACAAAAACTTTTAATTGTGATGAAATATATGTATTCAGATATAATAAATATGGGAAAAAATCCTCATACAAATTAGAGCAATGTAATACAACTTTCAAAGGAGAATCAGAATATTATGAATTTTTGATATACACGAAAGATAATGGGTTGGAGTTTGTATATTCAAGTGATGAAAAAATATTAACTAATAAAGCGGATGTTTTAGGAGTTATATTTTTTTATACAACAAAAGAATCTACAAATTCGGAAAAGAAATATGATATTTTTTTTAGTGGAGATTATAAACTAAATAAAATAGCAAATGTTGTATATAATGATATTCAAGGAATTTTCGGCTTAAAATTTAGTGATTTATCCGAATTAGTAGAGTTTGAAAATGGTTCAATATCATCTACTGGAGAAGAAACTACAACAAATAAAAGAATTAGAACAAAGGGAGGTTTTAAGGTAAATCCTAATAATGTATATTATTTCCCAAGGTCTGATAAGTTTGTTGTATCTTACCATGAATATTTAGATGAAAATTATACTTTGCATAAAAGTACATCTGCATGGACTACTGATAAATATTATAAGCCAACTTATCAATATATGAGATTTGTAGTCGCTAAAATTGATAGTGCTAATATATCAGTAGACGATGTTTTGGCGTTAGATTTGTCCGTGATGCAAGTAATTCAAATTAGCACTATGCAAGTGTTAAATGAAAGCCGTTCGCATTTTAATTATAGAAATGGTGCTTATCCGCTTATTTTTGGTTTTGGTACATTTAATAGTAGTGGAGAGGTCTTAATTCCATACAATAGAACAAGGCTTATTAATGCCAATATGATAAATGTAGAAATAGGTTCGGAAATGGAAATAAATATTCCAAGTGGCTATGAGTACAGCTATGTATCTTATAATAGCGATAGGCAAAAATTTATAGAAAGAGGATGGAATACAGAAAATAAGGTAACATGTAATCAGCCTTTTTATAATTTCGTAATAAGAAAGCCGGACAATTCTATTCTTACATTTGACGATATTAAGAAAATAAATGAAGAATTTTCAGTAACTGGAAAATATAATGATGTTTCTGTAATTGAAAATACTTCATATCCGTGGTTTGCATATTCTTCCATAAATCAAAAACATTATATTGTAGAATTGATTTTCGATATAGGAGCATATACCAGCCAATCAAGCATACAAAGTTTAACCATTGATAAGTCAAGTAAAACGATATATACTTTAAATTCAAATATAAAAGCTTTATCTGCTTTGTTTATCGGTTCAAGCATAACATCATAACGCCCAAATCCACTTTCCCGATTCGATGAAATG